TTTCACGATGACCGTGCATTCACCAAACTGCATTTCGCGAGTAATCGCAAACATTAGCTAATCACTTCCATCACGAAGGGAACCGTCTGTCCATCCGGCACCTTGATCGTTCCAGAGAGCGTGAACTCCAGGAACTCGCCATCGGCAGAGATCAGACTGAAATCGCCTTCGGGAGACAGTTCCACGGCATCGGCGGTCACGCGAATCAACTCGCCGCTGTCCAGATTCTCGCCGGTGAACAACATCTTGCAGTTGATCGAGGAGGTGGTGCGGGCATTGATCGAGTAGCCGGTGTAATCCAAGTGGGTGTAATCCACCAGAATCGTGCCGACCGCAATGGTACTCGCGGGCGTGATATAGATCAGACCGTTGTCATAATCCACCACGTAATCGGTCGTCGCCGTATAAGTCACCGTACCTGCAGCATTGGTCACGACCGGGGCGGTATTGGTATCTAGCTTGCGCTTGGTCAGCGGAACATAGGTGCCCTTCGCCAAGACAGTCAGTGATTCGTTACTGACCGCTGCGCCGGTATTGGTCACAGTCGAATCCGTACCGAGCAGCATGGTTGCCAAGTTCTTCCGATTCGGCACATTCAAGGCAATCGAAATGGTGTCATCACCCGGCGTGGTGGAGGAACCAATCACGGCCCCGTAATTACTCGGCGCGGTACTTTTTAGAGTGACCGTATCGCCACCATCATTACCGATGGTGAACGAGGCGATGTTGCTCATGTCCATGTAGCCGCCATAGGCACCGCCACTTAGGACGCTCAAATACACTTTACCTGCACCACGTAAACCCGCCATTTCATTTACTCCGCATTAAACACAAATTGAGTTTGGAATCGCAACTTTCCGGCAATCGCACCACCGTCAATCGATTCCGCTTTCGGAAACTCTAAAATCTTGATGGGGCCGCCCAATGGAAGAATCTCTTTCATCAAGAGATTCACAATCAGGGCCTGCCATTCACCGAGTTGAGTAATCAGTGGTTCTGTCACCTTCTGATCGCTCGCATCGCGTAATACCGTGAGAACCGTCCAGTCTTGACGAAGGCGCAACGAAGTAATGGTCCGTCCACCTTGAATCGAATCGATCACCGGACAATCATCCGGGATCAGAAACACACTCGGCGTTCCTTGTAACGTCACTTGTTCGATGTTCGCGAAGGCTTGAATCGGATACTCCAAGCGGAGTCCATTCGTTAGCGCATCGATCAGAATCGACAAGTGCGGGTAAGTCGTCATCACCACACCAACCGAGTGAAGACTGGCGTCTTCGTCGAATAGGCGATAGTCGCCACTGTTGGATCAACGACATCGAGTTGCACCAGGCCACGAGCGACATCCTTCAACCAGAAACAGCCCACGTCATAGCGCGATTGCACGAGTTCAGTGGGCTGATCTTGATAGAGTCGATACCGCGCAAAGTCGCAGGCCATGCCTACCAAGTTGCGCGGGGGATTCGATAGAGGCACGGCATACTGTTCGCGCAAGTAACCGTCGATGTGTGAATCGGCGAAGGAAATCGCCTCTTCAATTACGCCGTCATCGGGCAATCCATCCCGATCTCGGTCACTTAACGCAACGATCTCGTTCTCGCCAAAGGCATTCAAGAGATCGTTGTAGGTGCAGTAACTCATACCGACCGTCGCTCGATCATCAATCGGTCGAAATAATCAGCACGGCAGAAGGCCGGGTGCAGACCATCACGCAGTTGGTTTGAATCTCCATATACCAACGACGGTTGTCGGCACTCGCAATCGCTTGCGGATAGTAGGGAGTCCCCATCTGACCAGCGCCGACGGTATCCATGGTGTCGGCTGGAGCGAAGGCTTGAATCCACATATTGGGGACGCCTTCGGGAATGATGCGAGCGGTGCCGGTCGGAATGACGACGGTGCCCGTACCCCGATAACGCTCCCAAGTGACGCCGCCGAAGCTGACCATCTCACGCGGATCGTTACGCAGGTCTTGGGCCATCGCGTAGTTGAGCAGGGTGGCCTTGACCGCCGCATTCTCGATCAGCTTGCTCCAGAAGGTATCGGAGCAATAGGCATGGAGACCACTGAACGGAATCCCATCCAGCGCAGTTTCCATCGGCACGGTGATCTTCTCGAAGATCTCTTTACGAGTCTTCGTCGCATCCGTATTCAGCGCAATCTGCTGC